GCCTCTTAAAAAATTAGAAGAAAGAAAGCAATTTTATATAGATTCGGGCACTCCTGCTAAATTTTACCAAGAATATATGAATCAGGCTAAATCTCCTGAAGACCAAATATTTGGAGAAGCTGATATAACGGATAATTTGTACAAAGGTAGGCTTAAATTTAATAAAGAGTGCAATTCTTGGTATATAACACTAGATGATGGGAGAACTGAATATGTCAACATTTACATCGGGGTTGACCCTGCTTCAACACTTTCTGTTAGGAATGATTATAGCGTTATTATGGTTATCGGTGTTACCGCTGACTATGATTATTATATTATTGAGTATTGGAGACAAAGAGTATTACCAATGGACTGCGCAGAAGAAATATTTAAAATCGCAGAACGATATGACCCAATCAAAAGAATAAATATTGAAACTATATCTTATCAAGAAATGCTTAGAGATTATATACACAAAAAAAGCAAAAAAGAAGGAAAATTCTTACCTGGTATTGAAAAAGGTATTAAAAACTATGGTAACCAAAAAAAGAAGGATAGATTATTTGAAGGGCTTCAACCTATGTTTAAGGCGGGTGCTGTGCATTTAAAAAAGGATATGCATGAATTTATAGGGGAATTACTTGATTTTCCTAAAGGTACACATGATGATACGATAGATGCATTTTGGTTAGCAACTCAGTTTGCAAAGGGTAATAAAAAAGCTGGTACTGTTAAAAGAGTTAAAAATAGTAAAAATGAATGGGAAAAGCCTAAAAAACGATATAATTGGATGACAGGCTCAAGGTATTGATAATTTAATAAAAAGGTTTTATATTACAAGTTATGATAGAGCAAGATAAAAAAGCAATTGAAATAAGAGAATTATGGAAAAGATGGGATGATGCTCGTAGAGAGTGGGCAGACCATGCTAGAGAAGATATTGATTTTTATTTAGGTAATCATTTTTCTGCACAAGAGCAAGAAGAACTTCAATCAAGAAATCAATCAAATATACCTTTAGATAGGCTTTATGGAGCTATTGAGCAATTTAAAGCTATTATTACATCTAAACCACCTAAGTTTTCTGCTATGCCAAGAGAGGATTCAGATAGTGATTTAGCAAATGTTTGGAAAACTATACTTGAATACATATGGAATATATCTGATGGTAATGAAATATTCAAACAAGTTATTCATGACTATTCTGTAACGGGTCTTGGTTATTTTTATGCTTATGTTGATAATGAAGCAGATTATGGAAGGGGAGAAGTTAAGTTTACATACGTTGACCCTTTTAGAGTATGTGTAGACCCTAATGCTAGAAGTAGGTATTTTGATGATTCAACAGGAATGATGCTATCTACTATATTTACAAAATTCCAATTAATGGATATATATCCTCAATTATCCGAAGAACAAGAAAATGGTAAATTACTTATTGATATGATTGAAGGTTATAATGAAGATGAAACTTATCCATCTCCTATGAACAATAGAACTGTAGGAAGTTTTACTCCTGATTATATTAAAGATGCTGATAAAGGAGAAGGTTCTGAAAAATATCAATTAATAGAATATTTTAATAAAGTTAAAGTTCCGTATTATAGAATCATGAATATGGAAACAGGTGAAGAAAGAATATTAGATTCTGAGAATATGGAAATGTTTATGCAACAAGAAGATATTCAAGGAGCAATGGAAGAAGGAATGATTGATATAGTTGAGGTTCTTCAAACAAGAATTAAATTAACATGCATATTAGGAAATACTGTTTTATATGAAAGAATTTTAAATACGGATAAATATCCTATTGTTCCTGTTCCTAATATATGGACTAATACACCATATCCAATGAGTGATGTTAGAAAGAATAAAGATTTTCAAAGATTTTTAAATAAAACAATGTCGTTAATAACATCTCATGCACAAGCATCTTCAGGGTTAAAATTATTAATACCTCAAGGAAGTGTAGATGATATAGAAGAATTAGAAAGAGATTGGGCAAACCCAAATGCAACAATTGAATATGACCCATCTTTTGGTGAGCCTCATTTTCCATCGCCACAACCATTATCTAATTCTGTTATGCAATTACCTCAATTAATTGAAAAATATATTGATTTAAATATGGGTATATTTGAAATGATGCAAGGAAATGCAGAAGTAGCACCTAAAACATCTTCTGCAACTATGATGATGGAAGATTTTGGTCAAAGAAGGAGTAAATCAAAATTAAGAGATATTGAAGGTTCTTTAAGAAGATTAGGGCAAGTTATATACAATCTATCCAAAGAACATTATACACATAAAAAAGTTTTTAGAATAGTACAACCAAATAACGATATGAGTGAATACATGGTTAATCATTATAATGATAAATCTCAAGCAATTGGAGAAATGATGAATGATTTAAGTGTAGGACAATATGATATTAATATTATTGGTAATTCTACGATGCCTTCAAATAGATGGGG